AGGAGAAGCAGTCATACTAATAGTCGGAGCAATTGTATCTACAGGTAATGATAATGATGTAGCAACACTTGCCAATGCACCTACGGTAGATGTACATACACCTGCAGCAATAGAGATAACACCATTTGCCACACTAGATGCGGTCGGTGTAAACACTGCTGTGTAAACCATACCACTACCAGTAATTGCACCCAATGTACCACCAGTCACTGTGGCATCACCGGTAGCAAAGGTGGTAGATGCCAAGTTTAGGGTAAAGGTAATTGTTGATGTTTGTCCTACTGCCAAAGATGCTCGAGAAGAACTAATAGCAATAGTTACTTCTGTTGGTCCTGACGGACGTAAAAATCGTAATGTTGAGAACATAGTTAGTATATCCTAAAATAATTACGCTGTATATCCTTGCACGGCAGAACCATACCAACTCGTTCCATCAGAAACAAAGGACAAAATATCCATCTTACCAAGGGCAGCAGTGATAACTGGGGTTGTTGGAAATTTTACACCAGTAAAGGTTGCTGTTCCATTGCCAGTTGCGGCTGCCTGTTTTAGTAATAGAGTGAATGACTTTCCTGCACCGACTGCTGGCATTGTAAATACGCATGCTGTAGAAGCAGTTAATGTTGCTGTTAAGACTGTTCCAGCAGATATTGCCAGAGTGGCTGCAGTAGTAACTACTCCAATAGCAACAACAGTTTCTGTGTATCCAGATACGGTTACAGTATTAAGCACAGGAGATGTATCTACTACAAACTTAGATCCTGTGCCTGTCTGTGAAGCAATACTAGTTGCATTACCTACTGAAGTTATTACACCAGTAAGGTTTGCATTGGTGGTTACAGTTGCTGCGGTTGCAGCAGAACCAGATGTGTCTTGATTCCATGTAGGAACAGTACCAGTCAAACCACTATATGCAACACTTCCAGCAGAACCAGATGTGTTTTGATTCCATGTAGGAACAGTACCAGTCAAACCACTATATGCAACACTTCCAGCAGAACCAGAAGTATCTTGATTTAGTGTTGGGAAAGTACAATTTACTAGATTACCAGAAGTAGGAGTACCCAATACTGGGGCAGTCATTACTGGTGCAGTAAGTGTCTTATTGGTAAGTGTATCTGTAGTTGCTTTACCAACTAAAGTATCTGTGGCAATTGGTAAAGTGAGTGTGCCAGATCCGGCAACTGTTGGCGCAAGTAGAGTAATTGACCCACTTGTATCGCCTGCGACTACTATGCTTGACATTTGTGTGCTCCTTCTAGTTCTGTAATTCGAGTAGATTGTTGATCGATGATAACTTTAAGTTCTTGAACAGATTTTACTAAAGCGGCAGTAACTGATCGATCGTAAAAACCATAAAGACCATCTGCAATCATAGGAGCAGCACTAGGAATAATTTGGGCAACTTGATCAGCGAAAAATCCAATTTCTACCGCTGCTTGATCGCCACGACGAGAAATATCATCCAACCATTTGTATGCTCTCGGTGTTAGTTGTAAAACTTCATTAAGTCCTGGCATAGATACATTTTGGACTTCTTCTTTCAAAGAAGAATCTGAAGAAGCAGATAATAGTCCAGTGGCACTTGCAGTTACAGTGCGTGATCCTGATCCTGCCAATACTCCAATTGTTACACCGCCATCGGATGTCATGGCAATTGCTGTAGTTGTACCAGCAATAAGTGATAGATTTCCCGATGCATCGGCAGTTTGAACTATACCACCACTGCCTGTTGTAATTGCTGCAATTGTAGATGCCATGTTATCTTCCTAAAATTAAGTTATAAAATATACAACACATTTGATACATACAATTATTTATAAGAATTAATATTTCAGAACCCTGAAAATATCACCTTTTTTTCAATTATTTTTGATATTTTTGAAAATATTTATTTTAACTAATAGAACTACCATATTTTGTACCAAGAGCAGTCCAAGTCACATATCGGTCTCCATTAACTGATACACCTGCCGCTCCACCAGCACCTGGAGCCTCACTGCCACCGTAACCACCGGCACCTGGGTTCCCGCCAACACCAGCAGCACCTGGATTACCACCTGCACCCCCAGCACCGCCAGGATGTGCCCTCTTTTTTGTACCCAAGTCAATTCTTCCACCTCCGCCACCACCAGTATATAAAGAACCGTCAGCACCGGAATTATTCCAAGCAGCACCAGGGATATAGGCACCGCCAGTACCATATGATGCACCACCACCACCCCCACCACCATATGTAACATTTAAACCAGAACCACCACCGCCACCGCCACCACCACCGCCACCCATTGTACCATTATTTTCTATAATTACTGGTGTGGAAACATTTACACCGACACCACCAGCACCTCCAGCAGTCCCAGAAGGACCATTACCCCAATCCCCATAACCACCTCTGCCACCGTCACCACCTCTGCCAATTATTGTCCCATTATTTATTAATTTTGCACCGTTGGGAAATGTCCCATCAATTGTTAAAGATGGTATACTGGCAGAAGTTGAAGATATTATTGTCGATGGACCTATAGTTAATTCAACATAAGCATTTTGATTCCACCCAGAATCTATTGCCATCTGTCGTAAATTTAATCCATATGCCGGATTCCCTGGAGGAACATATGAAAGAAAAACAGAGGTAAATTTACCATGACCATGGTCATATGAGATCTCACTATTTATAGTAGGTCGTGCAAATAATGTGCGTACTGGTGGATCATTTAATGCTGTAGTTGATGTTGGTGGTACAACCAACTCAGTATTAATATCATCGGCAGATATCGGACCAGTTATCGGAAGTGCCATTTTTTATCCACTAATTTTATTTTGTAATTCAGTTACCTTTGCATCCAATTCTTTAATTGCTTCAATTAATAATGGAACAAGTCTTTCATAATGTACAGTCATATAGTTATCACCAGATTTACTATATTCAGTACCATCAGCATTTTGCCCAATATCAAATGGGGCAGGAGTTACTATTTGAGGTAGAACTTTTTGAACTTGTTGAGATAATACACCGACTTGTTCTTCATCTGAAGTATAACCATATTGTCTAGCAGTATGGTTAGCCTTATATATAACACCATCCAATGATTTAACTGCATCCAATGGATTTTTGATATTACCCAGTACATCTTTCAATCTGGCATCAGAATAATATGCTGTAATGTTATTTGTTGCTCGGATTTCACCAATTGTTGCAGAAGGAGCAGTGGTGCCAACACTCAGAGATCTTATCTGATAACTATTTGTAGTGATCAATGACGCAGCAGATCCAGAAGTGTTCTGATTGAATATTGGCCAGGTAAAGGCACCAGCACTAAAATCGCCGGATCCTGGAATTCCAAGGATAGGTGTAACCAAGGTTGGTGAGATACTCAACACAACACTTCCTGTGCCCGTCTTAGAATTGACACCAGTTCCACCCTGAAGAACTGTCAATGGTGTGAGTAACCCAGTCAATTGAGTAATATCACCATTTGTTCCAGTAATTGCAGCAGATAGATTTGCCCTTGCTTGGGTGGCAGTAGTTCCACCAGTGCCGCCAGATGCCACTGCCAGAGTGGTAGATAGACCTGCAGCAGTGCCAGTTGTATTTTGATCCCAGATTGTAGGTGTACCAGTCAATCCACCAAACGCAACAGTTCCGGCAGATCCAGAAACATTGCCAATAACATTACCAATCAATGTTGTTGGAGATCCTATTGTTCCTATCGCCCCAATAAATGATGTGGCAGTTATAACATTTGCTGAAAAATTACCAGAAGCATCACGAGCAACTACTGTTGGTGTGCTTGATACATGAGTTGTAGATGTATTCATATCATCTAATAGATCTGCATTTAATCCAGATCCAGGACCATCCACTGTTTTTAGTTTGATAAGTACATCTGATGCAACATATGCGTCAACAGCAGTTTTTAAATTAATAAAATTTAAATCTACTTCATCATTTGTTAGTGGCATACCCCTATAAGTTACAGACGGTATAGGACCAGATGCTGCTCTAAGATATAATGATACTGGCATGTTATGTTATCCTTTGGGGTTACTTTCAATCATTGAAAGTAAGATTTGCTTTATGTCCATCAAATCAGACTTTATGTTATTTATATCTATTTCCTGCTGCAATATCTGATCCCTGCGGTTCTGTGCCAGTGCTTGCTGCTTCTGGTAGTTATCAAAATCGGAGGTACTGTTATTGATAATGGCACCAGTGGACATATCCCGGACCAAACTATCTGCACCCACAACTTTCAAGAATTGTGCCATTATGCGCAGCAGATAATTCTGAGATCTTTCACACGGGACACGGCAGAACTATTGGTGGTTTTCATTACCAACTTTACCTGCACTGCATCAAATGGTGCCAGACCAACTATAGAGTAATCCACATCAGTGAATGTCACATTGCCATTCTGAACCTTGACGAGACCCTTATCCGCATTGAATAGTGTCCAATTGATGGTTTCTGGAGTATGGGTAGATCCAACTTCAATTGTCTTATAGTAAACAAGTAGATCTGCCTCGTCCGGTACATTTGCTGCCAACTTCACTCGAATGTAGGTGGATGGGAGTTCTAGGTTGATAACCTTGGACACATATTTACTATGGGTACTGGATCCAACTGGAGCAATCTCATCAACAAACATTTTCCTGACTGATATCGTAGTACCTGCGGCACCTGCTTCACCGGTAAAGGTTTTGTTAGAAATAGTCGCGGTAGTTGAAGTAATTTTATACGCTCCAGTGGATAAAGCAACAGCTGCATTACCAACTAATGTCAATACATTATCACTTGCAACACTTGCAACTACTCCTATAATAATTCCTGCGGAATTATACAGAATTGTACCTGCACCTGTAGTGCCAGACCCAATTGATGATAGGAATACTGTACTTCCATTACCTGTAACTGTAGGACTTATCAAGGTTGTTGTAACTAATCCTGCTCCAGTATTACTTCCATCAACATTACCGGAAACTAGGTATGTGCCGTCATTGACTAGGGGTGTTGTTGATCCAGACACTGTGATATACTTGCCAATCTGGAAAGTCTTGATTAGGTTACGCACAGTGGCATTGGTTGAAGTAATGGTTGAACCGGAGAAACTGAACGCACCAGTTGCACCTGTAAATAAGGCTGTTGTATCAATTGCCGCCACGTTCATATTTGCTTCTGTCGGTGAGTTCACCTTGTTTGATATTGCAATCAATGATAACCGATGTGTATCAATAATAGGAGACAATGCATCATTGGTGCTTGATATTTGAGCACTGAATGCCAATGATTTATTGCCAGTCATAGATGATGTCTCATTGATTCCGGAAGCAACCATTGACGGTGTATATAATGTATTTGTTTCATTTGCCAGGCAACCAACAAAGGCACCCAATGTATATGGAGTTTGTGCTCCATCCACTGACTTACCGGAGGTCATTTTGATTTTGTAGTTTGCCGCAGTCTCTGTGAATAGTTGACTTTGTACAATTGGATGGAATGCATCGTACTGTACATTTTTAGTTGCTCTAACTGTATCACCACCGAAGTATCCAGTTGTATTGGCATTTGTCGTTGTGGTGATTGTATATGAATCTAAATCAACATTACCGATAACGTGGGACTTGTATATTTCAGTGACCGGAATACCGGCAATAGGGGCAGCAATATAGTATGCACCAGTGGTGATAGGAACACTCAAGGATGGGACAGTAACTGCAGATCCAGCGACTAAGGTTATTGCAGTTTGACTTTCGACACTGGCAACTACACCAATCTTTACTCCACCAGAATTATATAGAACTGTACCGGCACCAGTGGTACCTGTTCCAATTACTGTTTCAAATTGAGTACCTTCTGATCCTGTAACTGACGGGCTGGCTGCCGTCACAGAAATAGTACCAACACCGGCAACACCTGTAATGTTCGCAGTTGTCTGGTTTGTCAATTGTACAGTGGATCCAACCGACATTGCGTGGTCCATATGCCATACTCGCACTGTATTGGTTCCAGACTTTACTTCAATTGGAGCAACATCCAGCGTATCATATGGTAGCACATCATTTACAAATTCAACATTACCAACGACACTTGTATCAAACTTTGCACGCCAGATAGTGAACTTCAAATCCTGGTCCTGATTGGCAGTCCAGGTAGACGCATTCTGAGACTTGAACAGAACACCGTTGTATGGTTGCTCGGATATTGTCTGGGATGAATCTGGTATTGCATCACCCATATTTGATATCCAAACCTTATAGTTACTGGAATCACTTAGCAAGACCACGCAGTATTCTTCCTTATCCTGAACGAATACTGGACTTGGGAAGGTGAATGTGGTCTTTGTATCGTACTTTGGTACTTCATCGGTCAGTCCAGTTGCTCTATCAACGATAGACACGATAGTGGTAGAAAGGTTTACATCCTCTGGGTTCAATGATACACGGGAGAATGGTAATACTCGTTTGCCTGGATACCCGTTCACTACTTCACGTAGTTCCATTGTGACCGGAATCTTGGTATCCTTGCTAGCAAAGAATACATCAATCTTAGTAATGAATGCACCACCGGCAGAATCGATTAGGAACGTCTGTGCCAATGGATCATACCAACCAGTATCAGATACAACTCTGCTTCCAGTTTGAATAATGGTCTGGGTATCATCCACTCGTTCAGACACCAACTCGGCATTTCTTGTTGCCTGAACTGTTGCTTGTTTAGTTTCCAGTATACCAACTGCATTGTATTGAGTTCTACCCCTGGAGGTATATGCGCCATCAACAGTGCTAACATCGATCAACTTGAATTCTTTATTACCAGTCCTGAATCTGTGTGACTCAGTATTTGGGATATTGAATAGTAGACTTATCTCACCGGCAAAGTTAGTGGTCAATGACTGACCGATAGTTGCAACGGTTGGTGTTATGCTAACAGATCCAATGGCAGAACTGACCGATCCTTGAATGACATCAGTCGCAAGGAATGCGCCCTTGATGTTTGCAAGGTGCAGTGTTCTGACACCAGTAGGAGTAACATCAACATTATAGTCCTTGCCGATAACAACTGCAGTTGCAGGTGATGTAGACTTGGTATATGGGATCCATGTGCTGGTATCTGTATCATAACGACTTGATACAAATAATAAATCACCCTTATTCAAACAAACCTGTGAATCACCATCAATCATTCTAGGGAGTTCAGCAGAATCACCACCCACATTCAACTCGGTATTAAATACTCCGGATGTCAGTGAATAGGTAAGTTTTGTGGACGGTGTGCAATATGATGCAATATCAACACCATCAAAGAATGGATAGAACCTTGTTGCTGGTTTTAGACCACGGATCTGGACAAGTATGTTCCTTGATCTGATATATGGAATAACAGCAGTTGACAATACCTTATCTTGCAATATCTTAGTGTCAATCTTGGCGACCATAGATGTTTTGATACCTGTTCTTGATTGTCCAATTTCAGTTGCCGTTACAGCAACTGAAATTTTTCGTATTGGACCCTTTTTCTTGGTACGATAAGTGGTGCTGCTTCTGCTTGTATCAATAGTTGTGCCAACCCAAGAATTTTCCCAAGCATTCCAAACAGTTCCAAGTACACCTGCCTTTTCTGCAATAGTATGCATCATATTGAAGTTACCCTCAACATTCTGGATAATATCCGGTCTACGATCGACCTCGAACCACTCATCAGATGATGGGTTTAGTTTAACATCACCCAGGAAAGTAAACACTGCAAATGGGTTGACATTCTCAAGTCTTGATGCGTACTTTTGCTCCACTAACTTGACGTGTTCAAGTACGGGCAATGTAATAACATCACCATATAGTTTATAGTTAGCATTATTACGATCTATATCACCTGTATTCTTTTCGATTAGGTTTACATTATCCATTGTAAAGAATGGACGGAGTTCTGCATTCTCTGCATCAACTGAACAGAGATAATCCAATGAAGCGGTATCACCCACGCCATGTCCAGTGAATGAGTCAACTATGAATCCATTTTTAAACCTGCTTTTACCGGTAGCGTCAGTGATTGACAGAGATTCAGTCTGTTGTTCCAGTAATGATAATGATGTGTAGTATTCCAAATTATCAATTCGTTTCTCAAGTTTTCCAATATCACGCATTGTATATCGTTTGTTATCAATCTTGTTTACCTCTACGCTGGCAACCTGAGTTGAGAAAGTATACGGTTCAATTGATAGGTTATACAATACCATTGATAGTGATGGATCCTCTGGTAGACCAGGGTTCAATGCTGATATACCAACTATATCTGAGAATACTCCGGCAAAGTTCAATGCAATTTTGTCTCTGCGTCCTAGATAATAGGTAAAGTCAGATCTAACATCAATACCACGTTTTGGTATATGATTTGATGATGTATCCAATGTGAATGTAACACCATCATCACTAATGGTAGGTCTAAAGTCTATGGCATCGCGCAATTCCGGTGTGATGTCCTCATATCTAACATCTGCAGGATATGAATTTACTGTGTAGTAATCACCGGCACCGTGGGTGAAGTAATCAAATGTAACCTCAACAGGTGCTTCCGGTGCGTTGAATGATGGAATTAAATTCAACCGAGCAATATCATAATGTGAGTCACGGTGACCACTGTCTATAGTGAATCGATCACTGATATCAATGGAGTAGGTTGATCCTGATGACACAAAATCTCCAGATTTCATTTTGATACTGGTGACCTTTATCAGATCTGCCTTACCCAACATCAATACCTTGGTAGTTGCCTCGGCAAGTGTGTCAAATGTTTTAGTTGTAGAGGCAGTTGCCTTTGATCTTTCTGTAAGTGTTGCACCAGCCTTATTTATTGCAACAGAGACCGTAAATGATTTATTATCGTATGTTGGACTCGCAAACCCAATAGTTAAATTAGGTCCAGATGGCACTATACTTAATGGCAATACAACAGCACCAGTTGCATTATTGACGCAAAGGTAGTTGTCATTATCTGCGATAGAAGCAAATGTACCACCACCACAGGAACTGCTACTCAAGGTTAACTCTGCATTACCAACCCCACCGGCAGTAGTAGTAGTTCCTGTAATTTTCCCCGATACAGTATATGAGTTATCGTTTTGATTTATTGATGATCTTACAGATTTGATTGCATAGTATGGAAATGGAAACACCAATCCTGTGTTCTGTGGTTCATAAACTGCAGTCTTCACTAATTTGATTGTTAGACCAGTTGCGGTTGGAGCAGTATCAACGGTCAATGTTTCCTGAGCAGTTATTGTGACTACCCTGCGCAATTCCAGTCCAAGGTAGATATAATCACCCTCAGATAGATCTGTTTGGAATGATGTACCCTGACCAGTGATGGTTGTTGTGGAAAAGGTGTATGTACCGATAAGTTGAGTGGTAACTGGACTAATGTCGGCAGTGAAACTCAGTGGGGCAGAACCACCACTATAGTAAAATGACTTCACATCTCTATTGAAATCATATCCAGCAACCATTGTAG